GATGTAGCAAGAGAATTTGAATTATATAAAAAAGAAAGCAAGATATATGGCTAGAGTATTTGATGTGTTTACATTCTTTAATGAATTGGATTTATTAGAACTAAGATTAGAAATGTTAGATCCGTATGTAGATCAATTCGTATTGATAGAATGCGTAGAGACTTTCTCAGGTAAACAGAAGCCATTGCACTTCATGAATAACAAAGAGAGGTTCTCAAAGTATTTACATAAGATATATCATCATGTAACTTATGATCCTCCAAAATCATTCGAAGATTTACAACAAAGAATAATGAATCCTAATATAGACAAAGATGTTAAACAAGTTTGTATTCAAGCTTTAACTACGTCTAATGTACCAAAAGGAGAATTACATTGGCTAAAAGAATTCTATCAAAAAGAAACTATAAGATTTGCCATAGAAAATGCTGGAGCAGAGAACGACGATCTCGTATTCGTTACAGATTTAGACGAGATATGGAATCCAGAGTTAGACTATACACAAATAGAAAACGATAAGATATACAAGTTAAGACAATTAGCATACTCAGGTTACATGAACATAAGATCTTCAGAAGATTGGGCTGGTACATTATTAACAAGATACACAAATATAGACGGAGCTTGTTTAAACCATCTTAGAACTCCATCAAAAACTAAGTACGAATACATAGATAACGGAGGTTGGCACTTCACATTTATGGGCGGAGAACAACAAGTTAAGATGAAGTTAGAAGCTTACGGTCACCAAGAGTACAACAACGATTCTGTTAAGGACAGAGTCAAAGATTTACTAGCAAACGGTCTAGACGTTTTAGGTAGAACTAATTTTAGATTTTGGTTAGACGAATCAGAACTACCTAAATACCTAATAGATAACAAGCAAAAATATAAAAGATTTTTTAGATGATAACATTCTGCGTCCCTTCGAAAAATAACTTAAGATACTTAAAACCATGTATCAAATCTATTCAAGATAATTCTTACTATCCTAATCAAATCATCGTGTATGTGGATCAAGATACCGACGGAACTGTAGAGTGGTTAAGAGAGAATGGCATTAAGTTTATTCAAAATCACGAAGAGACTCCACGAGGAATTGGCTTTGCTTACGATAATATGTTTCAATGGGCAGATAGAGAATATGTAATAGCATTTCACGCTGACATGATTCTTGGTCCTCATGCAGATAAACACATGATGGATATCAAAACACCAAACAATATTGTATGCGCTACTCGTGTAGAACCGCCATTACACCCAGCTGGAATAGAGAAGATAGTACAGGATTTTGGTATGTGGCCAGAAGATTTGAAGATAGAAGAGTTTAACCGGTTCGTAGAAGAAAACAAAAGCGATAGAACAACCAAAAGTATATTCGCTCCATGGTTAATTAGAAAAGATCAACACTTAGGCCACGATCCAATATTCAGATCTGTATTTGAAGACGCGGATCTATTCAGAAGGTTTAAATTACAAGGATACGATTTGATTCAATCTTGGTCTGCAATGGTATATCACTTAACTTGTAGAGGCGGGCAGTTTGCACACGCAGAAAAGATGGAAGACTTCGCAAAGAAAGATGAAGCTTGGCAAATAAATAACTCCATATCAATGAACGAATACATTAGAAAATGGGGTGGATTCCTAAAACAAACAGATACATTAGAACCAATACCAAATGTTAAGTACAATATTGGATTAGAGATATTACACTGTAAAGATACTGGAATATTGGGCGTGGAACCATTCTTTAACAATATCAAATGCGGTATAGATACAAGCGATTATGTTAAACGCATGCAGGATCTTAGTTCTTTTGATATGCAAAGCAAGTTCGTAGAAGAGTTAAGAAACGATATTATACTAGTAGCTGACTACGAAGATATACTTCAAAATCAAGAGTTATTCAATTACATTCTACATAATCTACCTCAGATAATTCAATACGATGCAGAACCCAATGGTCAATACGAATTACAAATGTTTAAATTAATAGTAAACAAAAAACAAGAACAACAACCAGAATTGAAGTTATGTTAACACAAGAACAAGTTACATTAGTTATACCTTCGAGTAATAACTTAAGACATTTAAAGAATGCGTACCATAGTATAAAGACCCACGCTCCTCATTGTAAGATCGTGATGCTAGACGATGGATCTACAGACGGTACCACAGAATGGTTAGCGGGTCTTAATGACGATAATATCACTGCGATATATAGATCTGATAAAAGGGTCGGTCATACCATTCTTTACGATAAAGGAATCCAGTTAGCTGAAACAGAAGTGGTAGGTATTATGCATGCAGATATGATCTTAGGTCCTTATTACTTAGAGAATATGTTAAAACACTTACAAAGAGAAACTGTAGTGTGCGCAACAAGAGTAGAACCACCATTACACCCAGCTGGAGAAGAGAAGATCATTAGAGATTTTGGTACTGACTTTGATAATTTAAAATTAGATGCATTCGAAGCATACGTTTTAGAAGCTCAACACGAGTATAAAGACTTAACAACAGATGGTATGTTTGCACCGTGGATCATATATAAAGAAGACTTCGTTGCAATGGGTGGACACGATGCATTGTTTGCACCATTTCCTTACGAAGACTCAGATATATTCCAAAGATGGATACTACACGGGTACCAGCTAATCCAATCAAGAGATGCGTTTGTATACCACTTAACTTGTAGAGGACACAGGTGGACAGAAGAGATTGGCAAGGACGATGACTACTTTAAGAATGCATCAGCGAAAGCCGCAAGAAACTACCTTAGAAAATGGGGTAGTTGGATTGAGAACGACGAGTATCAGAGACCTATATTAAAACCGAGGTACGATATAGGAATAGTTGTAGAGAATTGTGATGCTAATCTATTACTCTCGTTAGAGCCCTGGTTCAATAACATATATGTAGATCAGGCTTTAATTGCTGACTATATAGAATATGAGCAGCCTAAGACAGACCTACGCCTTGAAGCTAGGGTGCGTCCAATAGAAGAACCAAAGCAAAACGATATCATGATATACTTCGATGCTAATACTAAGGTTGATCTAAACATTATTCCAAATATACAGGTTATCATTAGAGAATCGGTAGATGCACCAGGAACCTACGAGTACGAGGGATTTAAGATCGACGTAGCTGCATTAATTGGTCATGAAGACAAAATGATGGGAACATTCATCAAGAACGTATTCTAAATATTTATAAGATAAAAGACGATGGCCCTTTCACAACAACCTAGATACCCTGTAACTTTGACAATAGATGGCAAAAAGATGCCATTTCAAATACAGTTCGATGTAAATGATAACACCACAAAGATGGGTATCAAGATGCAATTCGTATTAAGTCAAGAGATTCAAGATCCAAGAGCCAAGCAGGAATTGGCAAATAAGATATCTGTTGCATTACAAAAAAGAATGGGAGATGCGGGTATTACCATTGCTTACGACGATAGAAACGCATATCAAAATGTTATAGGATTCACCATACCATTGACATCGATCTCCGACATGCTAATGAAGACATTCAAAGGCGGAGGAGAATAACACATTACAGAAAGTTATGAAAAAATACAGACCGGCTAGAGCCATATTTGAAAACGTGAGTGCTTTGTCGGCGCAAGATATAGAAGCTTCCAATATACTAAAAGGTCTTCTTAAGGTCGAAGTACCAAAGGCGATAGAGTACGCCATACAAAATAAGAAGACCTTTGCTTCTATTTTTGAGATAAATGATTCAAATTCATACATAGAACTGCATAAGAACCAATGGATATTCGCGCTTGAAACGTGTATATTATTTTACGTCGAAGAAGAGGATTATGAGGCGTGTAACAAAATGACAAAACTTATAGAATCGATTAGATCTAAAAAGGTTAATAAGATTGTTACTCACACAGATAAAACAAATTAACATGACAGAAAATTTTAAAGAGGTGCAGACTGCTGTGGATAACATGCTGAATGTTAAGTCTTATGTAAGAAGAAAAAAGAAGACACAATCTGATAAGAAGAAAGAGATGTTCGTACAAATGATAAACAGTTTGGACGAGATATTCGTGAGACAAGGCTTGATGTACGCAGATATGGATATGGATATGTTTAAGTACGACGAAAAGTTTTTAGCAGTTATAGACATCATGATCTATTTCCACTTTGGCGAAGCTTGTTCAGACGTAATAGCATTTTATCTTTACGACAGAAGAAATCCAGATGGTACGCTGAATCCCATATTAGACGATAAAGATACAGAAATAATACTAGAAAATCCTTACGATCTATGGAATTTATTAGTAATGGTAAATCCAAAAATCCAGGATTAGTGGAAGAGAATAAAGACAAACCTCAATTTATATATCAAGGTCTTCAGATCACAGAAGATCAGATATGGGAGGCAATAAATAATACGCGTAGCAATCACGAAGCTGCGAGATGGATGAAGATCACGTACATTACGTACAAGAAATATGCAAAGAAATATATAGATAGAGATACAGGTAAAACCTTGTTTGATTTTCACATGAATCAATCTGCTAAAGGCATACCTAAGAATTTTCAAGGTAGCAATTTTAAGAAGGACTTGGAAGAGATGCTTACAGAAAAGCAAGTATCGAATCCACAAAGAATAGCGAAGCTTAAAGATCTGCTAATGAAAGACGGTAGATTAGGTTATTGTTGTGCTGAGTGTGGATTCAAAGAGAAACGCATATTAGATATGAAGGTACCGTTATTGATTAACTTCTGCAACGGTAACAAATCCGATTGGAGATTAGAGAACTTAAGATGGTTGTGTTATAACTGTAGCTTCTTATTTGCAGTGGATCCATTCAGCGATCGCATAACAAGAAACATAGAGTCTAAGTACATACATGATGAAGAGGTATTAGACGAGAACAATAACAAGTTCTATAATTTAGATCCATTCTATTTAGAACACTTAGAACGTATAGGCTACGACGATAAAGGTAACCTAAATGTAGACGATATCATAGACTACAAGTAACCGTTTCCAACGCGTTACATATCAATAAAATCATAATGTGCAACTGATTGGTTTTCAACCTAATACAACTGGTTGGTTATCAATGAGTTGCACTTTTTTGTGATATTACTTAAAAAATACATGCATAACTGATTGGTTCTCTATCAAGAAGTTTCAAAAATAGTTCAATAAAACAGCTCTAGATAGCCAGAATTGTGTAATTTTACCTTATATCAAACAATAATAGTTATGAAAGTTAGAATTTACATTAAAAATGCGCTTACAAAAGAGATCGTTACTGACCACGAGGTTGTAATATTCGAAGATTACGACAACGATCTTATGTGGAAAAACATGCAGTTGAATCATAAAGCGCTTAGCGAGTCTTTTCCAGATTGTCACGTTAACTTTGAATTCTTAGACAATCAAGACTTCATCGCAGGAGTACCTCATAATATGGAATTAGATCAAGCAAAAATAGATACGGGCGAAATGTCATGGCAATCTTACATGAAAAAATGGCATAACATGGACGTAGAATATTCAGCATTACCATCATTAAACTAATATACACATGAAAAAACTAAACGAATTTCTTTACACAATCATTTGCTTTGCAACTGCAATGATTGGTTACACAATCCATAACAGCATATTTTGGTCTATCATGGACTTTCTATTTGCACCAATCGCATGGATTAAATGGTTGTTTTATCACGAGGTATCTTTATCTATAATCAAAGAAACATTTGCTTTCTTTTTAAAATAAGTTATATGTTATCAGTAATAATATTCTTAGTAGTTGTGTATATCGGTCACACATTAAACTTAACCGATACAGATATTAAATTCACAGACATTAAAACAAAAAAATAAGTTATGATAAAGAAAACAAACAAATCGTTGGACGGTACTTCATTTCATGGTGCTACAATTAGTGCTACGTTAGCAGATCTACAAATTATCTTAGGTGCGCCAAATCATACGAGCGATCAATACGATAAAGTACAAAACGAGTGGGAAATGGAATTAGAAGACGGTACAGTATTTAGTGTATACGATTGGAAAGAGTATCGTCGTTATACAGATAAAGAACTAATCGAATGGCATATCGGTGGTATGGACCAAAAAGATACATTCGTAGCTCATGACACTTTAGTAGAAGCATTAGATACTATGAACGCTCCACCAAAGTCAAACTTGTTTCAATCAGTTAAGTCGTTTATTAATTCTAAGAACTTAGGCGACACATTCACTACTAAAGAATTCCACGCAGCAATGGACGGTATCGAACAACTAACTTGGTGGAAAAAATACAACAAGCAATTGTTTTATCGTAGCAATACTTACCGTACTTACTTAAGACATTTAGGATTTGTACAGAATCCTGAGCGTGGATTGTGGAAAGTAATATGTCACATTCCAGCATGGTTAGATAGCGGTCATGTTAACAGCGCATTAGGTTATATGTATACAGCTGGAAGAGATAAAAATACAATTAGCTATTCTCATCCACAAGGCGCATGGTCTATTAAGCACTTAGATTATAAAGGTATGACGAGAGACGAAATTGTAACTAAGATCAGAGAATACGTTTTATTGTTTGGCGTCTTAAATACTCCTAAAGTAGAAGCTACTAAAGTAGAAGAGACAGACGCTTTAGCTGAATACAAAACTGCTACAGCAAAATTAGCTAAAGATTTGGCTAGTGAAATTATCGGTGATGGCAAATCTCCTAATGTGTGGTTCGTTACTCAGTCTGCTTACTATATGAAGTACAAAGACGGATACGGAGAATCATTCATATTAGACGGATACGATGCTCCAGAAGAATATAACAAAATGTATGGTCCTTTCTTTACTTACTCAGATGCGTGTGCTAAGTACGACGAAATAGAATTAGATCATTACGATGGAGTTGGTACAGTAACTATAGAAGATCGTAAGATAGGTGTTGTTAAAGAGAAGTTCTTAGAAGAGAGAATAACTGTAGACTATTCTTACAACGAAGTTGACGATTCTAAATTTTATAACAAATCTAAATAATAAATTATGTTACACGAATACACTAAAGCTGAATTAAACAGTATGGAAACAATCGAGCAAGCATGGGACGGTGATGAGTTAAAGATCAAAACCGACACTCATAGAATTTGGTTAGTACTACGAGAGAACAGACCATACAATGGAGATTACGTAGTAGAAACAAATGTCGATGGTAGATGGGAACAAGCATCTTATTACTTTAATTAATAAAAATATAAAACATGACTCAGTCACAATTAGATAAATTAACGGTATTAGAATTATCAAAGTTAAATAGAATGGTAGTAGACACTATTAGATCAAAGAAAAAAGCCGATTCAAAAGAGAAGCGTAAAGCTTTCAAAATTGGAGATAAGGTCGTAGTAGAACACAAGAAGACAAGCGGTAAAGTATTCATCATAAAAGATATCAGATTGACTAAAGCTACTGTACACGAGGTAGACGGATTTGGTAGATACGATGTACCTTTGACAATGATAGGACCATACTGCTATTAATAATTTAAAAACATAACTATGTACATAGACAACTTAACAGGAATTGAATTCACTTTCTACACAGAAAGCCAATACGAAAATGCCCGCTTTGGTGGTTACATTGAGAATTACAAGATCGCTAGAGTAGAAGTAACTTACGACGATGGATCTAGAATAGATGCGCCGTACCACTCATTCGAAGAATTCGAGAACTGCGTAAAGAGAATGATGAATGCTAAGAACGTTATTAGTGTATCTCCCTATCAAGCTGATCACTATTATGATATACAAGAATATGCAGAATAATTTAAAAACAATATAAATAAAGATTATGAAAAAGTTATTATTATTATCAATGATATTACCGTCGTTCGTTTCTTACGCACAGGAATATAGATTGAAAAAAATTAAAACTATCACTTATATTAAAGAATATAACTACGATGTGCCAAAATATGAACATTGGAATAGCTATAGTTTAGGAGTTTCTCCATACGGTAACGTTTATTATGAAAGGAGACGAGACCCAAAACAAGACGGATTTGGACTTGATATATATAGAGATAAAATAATTTATCCAGAAGATTTTGACAGTGGTAAAAATTATAGTGAAACGGATAAATTTATATTAAGTTCAAATAAAAGATTTGGTATGGGTATATATTATATAACGCCTTTAAAATATGGGTTTGATTTATCTATCGGTTGTGGTTGGTTACATTACTATTTACCATCATCTCTACTAGAATTAACTCATAATATAGATGTGAAGTCAAATTCTTCTTTGTATTATATTTTTGGGTTTACAAAAGAAGTTCGTATTACAGAAAGATTCCATTTAGAAATGAAAGGTATATTTAGAAACGTATCAAAATATTCAGTAATACACTACGATAATAGAGTTACCAATTTTGAACCTTCATTAGGTATTAGATACGATATAAACTTTAAAAATTAAATATGATACAAGATATAGAAAAAGAAATGCAGTTAATACAAGACAGAGAAAAGACAATGGCCAATCCAGAATTCCAAGCTTGGATGCGGGATTTGAATGTGTCCGCTTCTTACGAAGACAAATCAAGTAAGATAAATGCGTACGATCTACAGATGCAGTACAGCACTAAAATGTATTCTAAATTAAATTTTAACAAATAAGATATGAGATTAAGCAAAAACGATAAGACATTTATTGAGATAGTAAAAAGCGGTTGTAAGAAACACAAGATATCGTGTAAGCTTAAAGAAGTTAAGTACTTAAAACCAATTCCATCTGTAAGATGCACTGGATATTTTGATGATGAAGGTAAGACTTTACAAGTAGCAATGAAACAGAAAGATTCATTCGAAATATTGGTACACGAATACAGTCACCTTACACAATGGGTAAATAAGATACCGGTTTATATGAAAGCAAATAAGTATCTGTTCGCTGTAGACGCTTGGATATCAGGTGAGAAGTTCTCTAATTCTATGGTAGATGCTGCGATACAAGGCGTAATAGATCTAGAATTAGACAATGAGAAGAGAGCTGTTAAGTTAATAAGTAAATACAACTTGAGTATTGATAAAGAAAGCTACATAAAGAAAGCGAATGCTTATTTGTATTTTTACCATTGGATGAGGAAGACTAGAAAGTGGAGCAGTCCTAATAACTTGCCTTATAGGAACAAGACGATTATCGCTGCGATGCCAACCACATTTAGAGGTAAGTATGATAAGTTACCAAAGCGATTTGAAAAGCTATTTAAACAAGAAAATATATAATATGAAAGCGATATTAGAATTTGACTTAGATGAAGGACAAGATAAGATAGCGCATTTAAGATGTGTTAAAGCAGTAAACATGGCGATAGCACTATGGGACATGGATCAATACTTACGAGGACTTATTAAATATGGAGAGCTAGACGATGCTATTCATAAAACACTCGAAGAGACCAGAGATAAACTAAAGGAAATCATGAGTGAGAATTCAATTGACTTAGACGAATTATTAAATTAAAGTTATGAAGATAAATAGAAAACGAGTTGCGTGGTACCTACAGAATATCAGAGCAAAGAACAAAGAACTAACAGATGAGCAGTTAATAGATAAGTTAGCAACATGGATGGAAACGAATCCTGAATGCATAGACATAGACGGTGTATCCCATCCAGGTCGTTACTACTATTCTACTGTTGGTTACGGCATCTTCAGTTTATTGGGAGAAAGATACAGAATGGGTAGAGTAGAAATATTCGACAAGCAAAACGAAAGTGGATACCAAATAGCAGAAGGATCTTATTGCATGCCGTTTGTATCCGCTAATCAATTCGAAGACTTCATAGAGTCTATGGAAACGGATCTGCCTATAAGCATAAACATAGGGTCTCATGATTGGTGCGAACAAGCTTGCGCTATAGACTTAGGCTTCGAAAATGCAGAAGCAATGAACGATAAAGCAAATGTCAAAGCGTATCGTGATAAGCTGAACGACGAATACGCAGTAGAAAATGGATACAAGGATTTTGCAGACTTATTATCTAAAAGTAAATGGAATAAACCAAAACAAGATGAAGATACAATATAACATAAAAGAAATTAAACCAAAGGTATTTGCCGTGATAGTACCAGATAGATATCACAGAGCAATGTTATTCATGAGAGTACAAGAGTTCTACGAGTCTCCTAACCCTAAATTCAGAGGCAAAGCTTTTGAAATATGGGACTACATAGAGTGGTACAGCAGAAAACACTCCGATAATTTTAGTTACGCAGCAGATTGGGTAGGATTTAACTTTCCTTTAAAGGTGGCAGAAAAGTGTTACGATAAAATGGGAGAGAGGTACACATACTACACTCCTTACGATGCAACTATGGGTAAGATATTAGATCAGATTAGAGAGACCATTAATTTAAAGTACGGACCTAAATCCAAAGCATATATCATTGGAGTAGCAGACACCGTATCTAGTACATTTCAACACGAATTATGTCATGCCTATTATCATATAGATAACAAGTATAAGACAGAAGTGGACGCCATTACAAAAGAGATAGATCCTAAAACATACAACAGAATGTGTAAGAACTTAACAGATATGGGATATACGGAGCAGGTATTCTCTGACGAGATTCAGGCATACACGTGTATCGATTCAGATTACTTTGAATTCAATAACAAAATACCAGGAGGTAAATTAAACAAACTATCAAAGAAGTATAAACTTATATATGAAAAATATATCAACCAAAAATAAAGATAAAGAGAAGCTTCGTCTTAAGAAGTACGAAAAGGCCAAGAAACAAGCAATAGCAAATTTAACTAAAACAGAAAGAAAAGCATTAGGTTTATGAGCAATGAAAAAAATTGGGTAACAAGAGCCACGGCACAGAAGATATTGGATTGGTGTTACTTTACCTATGGAAGGTCTAAAATTAACGGCGCATATCCAGCCCTAGAATTTAGGAAGCCTGATTATCTTTCAGGCGACGACTACGGATACTACGATGAGATAGATCAAACCATATTTGTTAATAGAGAGATTCACCATGATCTAGCCGAGCTTGTTAAGACAATCATACACGAATACACACATTATGTTAAACATTCTATGCACGAGTATCAGATCTTGGCCAAATATCTGCCACACCATCAGAATCCTTTGGAGAAGGACGCTTTAAAGGTAGAGAGAAGAGATTATAAAAAATGTCTTAGATTTCTTAAAAAAGAATACAACATTGGTTAACCACAAATATTTATGTTCAGGATATGTTAATTTACGACCAACTAGATAAAATAGCGGAAGAGGCGCAGATTCCTACCGAGCTACACGAATACCTACACATAAACAGTAGAGAGGTTTGGGTAGACACAATGGTTTTGCTAATAGATACTGGGCAGATCAAAGTAAATGCAAGACAAATCAAAGTTTTAGCAGAGAATTGGGAAGATTTATTGTGTAGGAAGTATTCAAATTTAAACTAAAACGATGACGATTTTACAAACAACGGTTGATAGCGCTAGTGTAGGTTCCGCTTTTATGCAATACGGCATATTGGGAATATTAGCATTTTTATTAGGTTACTTTGCATGGCAACAGTACTTAAGACTTGTTAAGAAGAACGAACAGCTAGAAGAAAAGATAGACAAGCTACAAGAGCAGATGTTAAAGATAATTGTAGAAGAGAGAGACAGATTAGATACCCTAATAAGGGATAACACAGCCGCTCTACAAGAACTTCAGAGAACTATATACAAATACATGGTTAAAAGCAAGGAGTAATGGAAACTAAAAGATCTACGCTAACGAAAATGGGAGATAAATTAATCAAAGCATTTGAATTGGCAGAATCTTTTAAGAACAGACAGAAAAACAAGGACTTATCGTACGATCAAAAATTAGTGGTATTAAAAGAGGCCTTATCAAAAGAATACAAACAGTGTATTGAAGGTTCCAGAATATCAGGTTTATTTGCAGCTAAGAGACAAGTAGTAGAGAAGCACATACAATTTGTAAAGACAGTGCAAAACAAAAAGGTTTTAATTGAAAGCGAAAAACAAATTATAGACACACTCATCTCTAAATACACATAAACTCCATCTAAAGGTTATGAAACAATTGTTTACGAAAAAGTTTGGTAAGAAGATCGCTATCAAACCGTGCAGCTCAGATCAAATCGGTTGCGACTATCACATGGATCTATTCGGTAAGGCATGCTCATCGTGCCCATATCAGCCATCTAACAAGACCAAATTCTTTACTTTCGGAGCTCCCAAGTCTGCCCCATTGGTCCAAAAACAAAAAGCTTAGTATATTATAGTCATTTGGTACAAAGCGTGCCAAAAGAGCCCAAAATAAGCCCTTTCATGCGTATTGGAAACCAATCAGTTATGCATGCTAAAAAACGATATACATAACGCGTTGGTTCTCTATGAAGAACTTTTAAGATACTTGATAAATAATTTTTTTGTTTCGGAGGATAGTAGTACTTTTACCCTGTTGCTGCCAAATAAGGCATCATATATACAAATTTTTTAATATTAAATAAAAGTTATGAATACACTACAAACTACGTTGACCGCGTTACAGTCACAATTGGAATCTCAAAAAGAAGC